CGAGGCGCTCGCCTCTCTGCCATGGGAGCGGATCGCCTCTGCTGCTCTCGAGGCGCTCCTGTTCTCTGTGGCTCTCTGCCACGCTCTCGCCGCTCGCCTCTGGCGCGAGCGAGGCCGTCTCTCTCCCTTCCTTCGCGCTCTGGCCTCCTGGCTCGAGCGCCTCGCCTCAGCTCTGCCCGAGCCTCTCTCCTCTGCCTCCCCTCGCGCTCTGCTGATCGAGGCTCTGATCGAGGCAGGCGAGAGCTCCTCCTCTGTGGCGAAGGCCTCCCGCTCTGCTCTCCTTCGCCGCGCCTCTCGCCTCGGCCTCCTCTGAGGCTATGCTCTGCAGGAGGCCGCGAGGCCTCCCCTCTCTGTTCTCTGCTCTGGTTCTCATGCTCCGCTCTGCTCTCGCCGCTCTGGCTCTGTTCGCTCCTGCCTCGGCGCTCGCTTCTCCTCTGATCGTTGCTCCTCACGAGCCGATGGTTCGCCTTGAGGCTCTCCCTCACCTCGGCGCCTCTCGCTTTTCTACTGTTCAGCATTGTCTCTCTGTGGCAGAGGCCGAGCTCTCTCTGATCACCGATAGCGAGCTCGAGACGGTCGAGGCCTGCCTCCTCGAGCACACGTGAGGCGCTCGCCTCCTGGCTCCTTCCGCTCCTGCCTCCCTCTCTCGCTCTCCTTCCTATGTCGACTCACGAGCTCCTCGCCTCTGATCTCTCATGGCCTCGGTTCTCCTTCTCCTCTCGCCGTGAGGCCGCTCTGTTCGCTCGCGAGCTCGAGGAGGAGCTCGCCTCCCCTTCGCTCTCTCCTGCCGCTCGAGCCGAGGCCGAGGAGGCGCTCGAGGAGCTCCTCTCCCTCCTGCTCTCTCCCGTCTCCTGAGGCTCTGCCATGCTCTCCCCCTCTGAGCTCGCCTCGCTCTGCTCTGCCGTAGAGAGCGAAGGCCGCGAGCTCTCCCCCTCTGAGCTCGAGGCTATTCTCGCGCTCCCTCCTCGCTCTGGGCTCTCCCCTCTCGAGAGGCGCCTCGCCGCGATCGAGCGCCTCCTCCCTCGCCTCTCTGGCGAGGCCGAGGAGCGCCTCCTGAGAGAGAGGCGCTCCCTCCTTCGCCTTCGCCATGGCATCCCCCTGGCGATCGAGCTCCCGCTCTCCTTCTCTGCTGCTGATCTCTCCTCCTGAGGCTCTCTCTCATGCTCCCCTCCTACCTACGGGCTCGGCTCCTCGATCGCGCCGAGGAGCTCGGCCTCGCCTCCTCTGGCCTCCCCTTCCTCCTCGAGGAGCTCGCTAGGTGGCTCCCATCCCCCACGATCGAGGCCTTCCTCTCTGATCTCGAGGAGCTCTCCTCTGCTGATCTCTGATCGCGGATTGTTACGGATTGTTTCAACCCAGGAGGCAGGCTCGAGCCTGCCTCCTTTTCATGCTGTAGGATCTCGTGCATGAGGCGAGAGATCGCCTCGCTCCTTCGCTCTCTGTTCTCATGCTCCGCTCTGTTCGCGCTCTCGCTCCTACGCTCGCTCTGTTCGCGGGCTCTGTAGCTTTCGGCCTCTGTGCCGCCACATACGGCAATCGCATCTCTCTGGCTCCTTCCGCTCAGGCCGCCGCTCCCTTCGCCGCTCCTTTCTCTCTGTTCGCCTCTGCCACTGCGGCCTCCTTCGCTCTCGCCGCTGCGGCCTCCTGCGACGCTGCTGAGAAGCTCTCGCGCTCCGCTCGCTCCTGAGCTCCTGGCCTCCCCCTCCCATGGGGGGAGGCCTTCTCTCTGTTCGCCTCGCTCCTGCCATGCTCTCTCGCTCTGATCTGATCGCTCTCCTCGAGCTCCTCGAAACCTCCGCTGCTCTCGAGGCAGAGCTCAACCATTTCTTTCCCTCCCTTTTCGAGGAGGCCTCTTTCCTTCTCAGTCTTGCTGAGCGCGTCTCGCTTGAGCTGAACACTAGGTTCCCTCTCTGAGCTCCTCTCATGCTCTCCTCCCCTTCCATCGATCGCGCCTCTGACGCCGCGCCTCTGCTCTCCCTCCTCGCGCTCTCGCGAGGCCTTCGCCTCGCCTTCGATCGTGGCTCCTACCTGCTGATCGAGACGGCCTCCCCCTCGATCGCTCACGAGAGCCAGAGCCTGCCAGAGCTCGAGGCCTTTCTCCTCTGGCTCCCTCTCGCCTCTGCCTCTCTGCTGCTCTCCTGAGCTCTCCCTCTCATGGCCTCCGCGAGGAGGCCTCCCCTTCCCCTCCTTCTCTGCTGATCTCATGGCTCCCGCTCTCCTGGCTCCTCCCGCTCCCGTCTCCCTCTCTCGCGCTCCTCGAGCGCCTCAGGAGCTCCGCTCCTTCCTTTCTAGGTTCGGCCTCTCCCTAGAGAGCCTCCTCACCTCAGGCTCTGCTAATGCGAAGCTCGCGAAGGGGAGCGGCCTCGCCTTCTCCTCGATCCTGCATCTCCTCCCCTCTCGCGGCCTCGCTCGAGCCGTCTCCCCTGGCTCCCATGCCTCTCCCGTGAGAGGAGAGCTCCCTGGCCTCCGTGCTCTCGCTGATCGCGAAGGCCTCACCGCTCGCGCTCTCCTGTTCGATGCCTGCCCCTTCGCCTCCGAGGCCTGCCGCGAGCTCTGCCTCGCCTTCTCTGGTCATGGCGGCATGAGCCAGAGCGTAGGAGCCTGCAGGGCTCGGCGCTCGCTCGCGCTCCTCGCTGATCGTGAGGCCTTCGCTCGCTCTCTCCTATGGGCAATCGGCCTCTCCTACCGCAAGGCTCGGCGCCTCGGCCTCCCCTTCGCGCTCCGTCTCAATGGAACCCAGGAGCTCCCTTGGACTGAGGCCTGGCTCTCTGTTCGCCTCTCTCGTGAGGAGGCCGAGGCTCTCTCTGCTCTGTTCGATGCTCCCATCCCTCAGGGCATCCGCACCATCCCCGAGGCGCTCGCCTCTGTGCCCTTCCTTGAGCTGTACGACTACGCGAAGGCTCCTGTGTACGGACGCTCTGGCCTCCTCGCCATGAGGCAGGCAGGCATTCACACCACGGCCTCCCTCGCTGCTGATCGTGAGGGAGGAGCCGCTCGCGCTCTGGATGCAATTGAGGCGGGCTTCTCTCTGGCAGTGCCGATCCTGGCCAGCAAGGGAGAGGAGCTCCCGCGCTCCCTCCTCCTCAGAGATGACAATGGGAGAGAAGCTCTCCTGCAGTGCATCGATGGGGACGCGAATGATCTCAGGATGCTCGATCCTTCGCCCGCTCCTGGCTTCTCTGGCCTCGCCGTTCTCCTCCGTCTCAAGCGATCGAGAGGAGCCGATCCCTCCGCGGCCTCTCGCTTCGCTCTAGCTCCTGGCTCTGGCGCCTTCGCTCCCATGGCAGGAGGCGGCTCTTTCGCTTTCTCTCGCATTTGAGAAGCTCTCCTCACCCTGAGGCTCCCTCCCATGGCTCTCCCCTTCTCTCTCTCTACCGTCACAGAGTACGGTCACACTGAGGAGCTAGCCTCCTTCGCCTCCCTCGAGGAGGCAGAGGAGGCGCTCTCCTCCCTCTACGATGCTCTCGAGGAGGCCTCCTCCTCTCGAGCCTTCTCTCTGCAATCCGCGATCAGCGAGCTCGAGGAGCAACTCTCAGAGGCTCGCCTCTGCGCAGAGGCAGAGGCAGAGGAGGAGGCCTCCTAGGATGCCCCTCCTCCTCCCCCTCCCCTCCATAGGCTCCCGCTCCCTCCTCCTAGTCTCTCGCTCCTCCCCTCGCCTCCCCCTCCTCGCCTCCTTCGCCTCCTGGCGATCGAGAGAGGCAGGATGGCTCGGCCTCCTCTCTCTTCGCCTCCCTGGCCTCTGGCTCCTTCGCCTTCGCTCCCTCCCATCCCGTGAGAAGCTCGATAGGCTCGGCCATGGCGTAGGGTCTAACTTCCTTCCATAGCCTCTCTCAAGGCCTCAGAAGCTCCTCTCAGAGCCCGCTCTCCTTCCATAGGATGGCGGGCTTCTCTGTATGCGCTCCTATGCTGCCACACGCATAGAGGGCAACTGGGGGATTATCCCCTATTCGCATAGGCGCATAACGCAAAGCATGAAAAAGCCGACCCCGTAGGTCGGCTTTTAATGGTCAGTCTAGAGGGATCTCTAGGGCCTCGAGCTCGCTGATCATGCTGCGTACGCTGCTGATCATGCTTTCGAGGCGCTTCTCGCTCTCCTGGTGGCGCTTCTCGAGCTCTGCGAGCTGAGCGGCGAACAGGTCGGCGATCGAGGGGGAGGCCATGGGGGATCGGTTGTAGAGGTGCGCGAGCGATCTCTCGCTCGTGAACCAGTCTGTCAGAAATCCGCGCCGATCGAGGCCGATTGCTGCATTTCTTCAAACAGTTTCGCTTATGTCAGTCATAAGCAAAGCTGATAGTGTAAATGTACTACAGCGCGGTAGCGGGAATGATTATCAGTATTGGCGTGGGCATACCCCTCCGAAAAACGGCCTCATTTTTCATCAACTATTTTCCCCTATGCATATCTGCATCACTCTCTAGTAGATAATCAAGGGCTGCGCTAATCAATGCGGGGGAATCATCGAAATGACCAAGACCTAAATTGCAAGGGCTGCAAATGTAGCCTCTAAATTTGTCAGTGGTATGACAATGATCCAACACCCATCGTTCTGTGTGTTTTGTGCAGATGGGACACGGCCCTGGAGGAGGGGCTGGATTATTGCGTTTTAGACGATTGCGAAGGCGTGCGTGATCGCGAATGCATGTTTTACAGCGTGAATCAAGATTATCTACATTGCGAGGCTGAGCTGGAAAGGCAATGAGAGGCTTTTCTTCATTGCAAAGTTGACACCTTTTTGCTGGACCTTCGAGAGGACTGAATGGCAGCGATGAGGAGAGTAGTGACAATTGCGACGATGCCACTGTTGCAACAATTCTTTACAGAGCATAGTCATGAAAACTTAGTTGGCACATGGCGAGTCAAGGCCTTATGGCCGCAGACGAGCCATTATGGCGAGGCTCCATTCAGAACTTTCCATCACAAAGAGCGGCCTCAAAGCCGCTCTGTTTGAAAACAAGCCAGACATTCCCTTCCATTGTTATTTCCAGAACAAAGGCGCCCCTCAAAGGGCGCCTTTTAGTGCCAAAAGCCATTGTTTACGTGTGTTTTTGAGCCATCCGCGCAGTTGCACGCATTTTCCCCTTGCATTTACCAGGCGTACTGGAGCGACGCCGCTTTTGGGGCGGCGTCTCAGAGCTGGAAGGACATTTGCCAGTCCTAGAAGGCTTGCGAGGGGCTTGGCGTCGAGAGCTTTTTGTTGCCCTGAAGCGCTCAGTGGCCGCTTTGGGGCGGCCCCTCGCTTAGTGCTGAATCACTGGTGAGACGTTTTCACTGGTGAGGCGTCGCTCGTCAGTGTCGCTTGTCAGAAGACGTACGTTGCACTATGCGTATAGCATAACGTGGGCTGATGGTGATCTGTTTTCCCCATTGCTCCCAATCGTGCTACTGTAGGCCAGTTCGGCCTTTCGTGTATCATGGTGAACACCACTCAATGGTGCTTAATTTCCCACTGGGAATTTAGTGACTGGCTCTGGCGTATTGATTTCACGCTCCATCCAGACGCATTGTTTGATCAATTGCTGTTTTCGTACCACGAACGGCTCATGGTGATCAAAGCTTTTGAGACCATGGGAAATCGCCAACAGCAAATTGAAGAGCGTTTTGCTGAATGCCACAAAGGCGGTCCTTGGTACGCCCCTCGACCAGAGCTAAGGCGGTTCGTAGAAGATGAGGCAATGTGTGAAACGCTTACGGCTAAGCATTTGTTTGGCATGAGAGAAGGCCGCCTTAATTGGCGGCCTGCAAGGCTTGATATGCGATCAAAAATGGAAAGAGCTCAAGGCGAAGGGGAGCTGCCAAAATTTGTGCGGAATGCGGAGCGTTTTGTGATGTGGGCCGTCGATGACGTGACGGGAGATGGTGAGGCGTGTTTACCGAGGGGAATCATTCAGCATCCAGCGAATTCCCTTTATCAGCCAAAAACTATTTACAACACCATTCGCATTCTTGTCGAGCAAGAGAAAGTGGCTAAAGCTTCGTCTGGGAGGCTTTTGTTGACCGACAAGGGGCAAGAGGAAATTGATGGATTAAAAAAAGTGGAAGAATTAAAAAGAAAAGGCAGTGTGAGGACATTGCGTCTGTAAAAGCTGAAGTTTGTATAAACAACCACTTTCCCTTCATTGTTCTCTCTCTAGCGTGAAGAGACACAGCGGAAATGACTATGTGGGACGACCTTCCAGAGCCCTTCATGGTCGGCGCCATCAAACTTTGGCCTGCCCATAGTCGTCCTGGCTATACGTGGTTCATTGCTCACGAAGGTAAGCCTTATTACTTTCGGAGTAAGAGCGAGGCCATGCTTTTTGCAAAGGACAGGCAGTCCATTGAAGATCCTGAAATGCTGTGCGATTAGCGAAAGATTTGATTAAGAGGCCAGTGACCGTAGCTAAGCTGGTTCCGTTCAAGAGCCGCCTTTGAGGGCGGCTCTTTCGTCTCAATCACTAATGACAATGACGGAGAAAGTTGCTCGCACAGGGCGCGTACAAAGCTGGCTTGATGATCCAGAGGGGCGTCTTGCCGTTAGCTGCACAGTATTCAACGTGCAGGACAGTATGGAAGGCGAAGATGGCATTGAAGCTTCTTGGCGTTTTGTGAGTCATGGCCTGCGCAATGGTGCTGGCGTGGCAGTCCATTTGTCTGATTTGCGGCCCAAGGGAGAGGAAAACGGAAAAGGCCTTGTAGCGAGTGGTCCAGTTAGCTTCGGCAAAATCTATTCCACATTGAATGAAATTCTGCGTAGGGGCGGAAAGTATAAGAACGGTGCAATTGTTCTCCACATTGATTATTCCCACCCTGATGCATTGGAATTTATCAAGGCATCGCGAAGTGAGCTTCCTTGGGTGAAGCGTTGCGTGAATGTGGATAGTGAATTTATGGAGAAAAGTTCTCCTGAATTGATTGATGCATTGCTGAAGGGAATTGCTTCGGGCGACATTTGGCTAAACAAAATTCGCTACGACCAACGCGGCGAACGCATTCGTGCGAATGTATGCCTGGAAGTGTATTTGCCCCATCGCGGCACTTGTCTGTTGCAGCATGTCAATATGGGCGCCTGCACCATTGAAGACGTTGTAGGAGCCTTTAAGGAGGGCATGCAGCAGCTTTGTGAGCTGCATGCCTTTACTGGCGTGGGCGACACTGGAGAATACCTGCCTGCAGTGGTGGATCGGCAAGTGGGCCTAGGCATGCTGGGCCTCGCTAATTTCCTGGCGCAGGAAGGCATTTCCTATAAGGACTTCGGCCTGGCCCTAAAGGATGTGAATGATGGCAAGGGTGGTGCTGTTACAAATGCACGTACTGCCGCCATTGTTTTGAAGCAAGCGATCATGGAGGCTGCTGCAATTGCCCGTCAGTACAACATGGATCGGGCCTTCTGCATTGCCCCTACTGCCTCATGCTCCTATCGCTACACAGACTTGCGTGGATTTACTACCACTCCTGAAATTGCTCCCCCGATTGCTCGCCATGTGGACCGCGATAGCGGCACATTTGGCGTGGAAAGCTTTGACTACGGCGATGTTGAGACGGCAGCAGATGTGGGCTGGGAAGATTACAAGCGTGTGGCTGATGAACTGGTTCGTATGTACCAGAGCAGCAATTTGTTCCATGGATATAGCTTTAATTCTTGGAGCGATGTTGTCATTTATGACGAAGCCTTCCTCAAGGATTGGCTAGCATCTCCTCAGACGAGCCTCTACTATTCGCTGCAAGTTCTACCAGACACGCAGCGTAAAGATGATGCCTACGCGGCATTAGATGACGACTTTAAGAGCATGTTTGGTCTCGACGATGAGTCGATGGCTGATCAGAGTTCTGCGTCTTGTGATTTAGAGGCTGGTTTCTGCAGCTCATGTGCTGAGTGACCAATTAAAAGAGGGGGCCAGCGGCCCCCTTTCGTATCCACACTATTCCATCGTTTGAAATGGCTACTGCCGAGAAAAGTCCTTATTTGTCAATGATTGCCAAGAAGCGGCCTTGGCAGGCCACACCTGTTGGCCGTGATCAAGTTGTAGAAGGAAGTGAGGCGACAATTTTCCGCGCTCTCGCATTGCGGCATCTAGAACTTCCCGTTCGTGAGCTTTTGGAGCAAGGGCTTCAGCGCGACTTGCCATCGACGCCTGGTGTGATCGAGGCTTTGCGTCACAATCAGCAGGATGAGGAGCGCCATGACGAGGCGCTCAACTACGTTGCTGCCGCTCATGGCGTAAATGAAAAAGCTGAAAAAGAAGCGGGCAACATCCTAAGGGCATGGAATGAGCACCCTGCTCACCCCATCCTCAAGGCAGCAATCTTAGAGCGATCCATTTTCTTTATCATCCTTCCCTTTTTCCGTTTTAACGGCGATGTTGGGATGCGAACTGTTTCGCGGGATATTAGTCGCGATGAGCAGGTGCATGTTGGTGTGCATAGTCTTGTTGCAATGGAGTTAGGAGAGGGTGCTGGCGAAAGTTTGAATAAGCTACGCCGAGCGACAGCGTTGTGGGCATTTGATGAGCTTGGGCGTAGTGACAACAAATGGTTAGACAAAGACTTTTGGCTGCGCTCAAGCGACAGTTTGTTTGAACGTGGCAAAGCTGAGGGCCTCACCGAATCCCGCGCATCGGTGATGCCAGCTTTCTTTGAGACCGCTAATTACAACTTGCCTTCTTACGGACGCTAGGTCTACCAGCGCTTTTAAGCGGAGGAGCGCTAAGATATTTCTTCTTTGAGTGCTCCTTCGTGGAAAAGCAGTGTGCGATGTGCGGTGAAATCAAATCCGCCCGTGAGTTTTACAAGGAAAAGAGAGTACATGATGGCTTGACCGCACGCTGTAAAAATTGCACGCGGGAGGCCGCTAACACAAGTTATCAAAACAGAAGGGAAATTGTCCTCGCATCACACAAGGAAAAGTATTGCGCAAAGAAGAATAGAGCCTCAGCATTGATGAAAAACTATGGGATGACCATAGAGGAATGGAACGAAATGTTCGCCAGTCAAAACTATAGATGTGCAATTTGTGGGTCAAAAGATCCGCTCAACACGGCAAAAAACTTTGTCGTTGACCATTGTCATTCGCTTGGACATGTGAGAGGCATACTATGTTCGCCGTGCAATGCAATGCTTGGCTTTGCCCACGATGATCCAAATGTTTTATGGGATGCCATGACTTATTTGCTGTCACGCCCCGTTGGCGAGACCGTCGAAGAGCGAAAAAAACGGCATGGGTACAAGGGGAATGACAAGAGTGAAAAGCTGCGCTAATATTTCCAAGGTGTGAGGAGAAGGGGCGCCCCGCAAAGGGCGCCCTTTGTCTTGTCTATGGTCAATTGCTGGCTCATTTCAGACACGCATTGGGGCCATGAAAAGGCCTATACGTTTCTGCGTCCTGATGGGGAGAAGCTGCGTCCTTTTGGGGACGCAGCAGAAGCAGATGAAGCAATGGTGGAGCGATGGAATGCCGTGGTTAGGCCCAAGGATCGCATCTACCACCTAGGGGACGTTGCCATTCCACGTAGGGGCCTAAAAGTGTTGGAAAAGCTCAATGGGCGGAAAGTGTTGGTACGCGGGAATCACGATGTTTTTAAGCTTTCAGACTATGCACAGTATTTTGATGATGTGAGGGGGTGTTTTTATCACCACGAATTTATGCTGAGTCACATTCCCTTGCATCCCGAGCTATTTCAACAGCGCTTTAGAGGCAATATTCACGGTCACCTCCATTGTCATAACGTGAGGCTCTCTGATGGGAGCCTAGATCGAAGGTATTTCAATTGCTGCGTCGAGCAAAATGATTTTGCGCCTTTCCATTGGGACGAGGTAATGGCCTATTTCGACCTATAGTTTATTTATCGCCTCGCATCATGCGAACTAATGGAAAGAGCAGGATTGGCTCCTTCCGACGAATTAAATGGTGGCCTCAATCCCAGAAGGACGTTTAATACGCCCATCAGGGAGCCATGGAATGCGCCCATTCATAATACGTTGAAGGCCATTGATAATCACATGGCTTTGTACTTTAGAGACGGTAATAAGTGGCATTTGGCGAAAGCTGATATGTTGCGGGAATACCTGCGCGAGCTAAAGTCTTGGATTCACGAACAGGAAGGAAAGTGAGCTGGAGGCTTTGGGCGAAAGCGCTGGGCGAGAAGGCGGGAAAGAATGAAAAAGAGGCAGATATGGTGGCTCTTATTAGAACTATTATTCTTTCCTCATACATCGTTACCAATTTGTTCATTGTCGCTGGCGTGATCCGCCATTGGAATGATATTGAATACAGTTTGCCAGCAAAAGAAAAGGGGCCCTGAGGCCCCTTTTTATTGAGATTAGAACCAGTGCGGTTTGGGCACGTAAGCCACGCCTCGATAGACGAGAGAGGCCATTTGTGCTTCGCGCAGGCGTGCGGCTTTCTCAAGCTGTTGCTTGATCAGTGCAAGAGGGTTCATGGTGGTTCCCGATGATGCTGTCCCCGTTCCGTGACAGCGAGTCATGCGCCCTGTCGCCAGGGTGAACGTACCTTTAGTGTATCAAGCCCCCGTCAGGAATTGAACCCGACTCTCCGCTTTACAAGAGCGGTGCATCGCCACTGAATGCTTCAAGGGCAAGGGCGGGAGTAGGACGCGATAGTCCAATAATGGCCGTGCGGCGGCCCTCCCGCTGCTTCATCGTCCTGGTACGGACATTGCGGAAAGGATCTTCCCCTCCTTTCCTGGATCAGGAAGTGCCTGAACCACTTCCTAGATGGGACTTTCATCCCCAAAACCACTTAGGCGTCCCCTCGTGGCTGCATCGCGAATGCTCAAAAACTATAAAGGAAATCTGGACGAGGAGGAAGCTCTTCGCCATCTTCGGGCTCAATATCAACAGGCCATTCCAGGGCAAACATCCCTGGACATTCCTCCAAATCTTCTTGATAGGACTCTGGGATGCACATAGCTACTGGCGCCAGGTCCAATACACTACTCCGCCTTGTTCCAAAATCCAACGATGGTGGTGGCGTGCCTCATGGAGCGGCACGCAAGCTTGATGCTTGCGGCCGCCAAGAACGTATTGCATGCAGACTGTATTGCCGTTCATACGTCGTATAGACGACACTCTGCGGCATCTGGGCTCTGTCGGCACAAAATCTCCCAGCGTGTTGACGTGGAAAAAGGGAGCTCTGCCTCCTTTCTATACGCTGCCATAGCCTCCACGTAGGCATTATTTGCTGCACATGCCTCGGCGCTGTCTGCCCCATGCTCATTGAAAGCCATGGTGAACGCAAAAGAAGTATCTACTACTTTTGCGAAGGCCACGTGAAGGGCTTCTTTGTCCATTGCATTATCCTGAACACTTTTAGGCTAAACAGTTTCAGGAAGATTGCTCTAGTTGTTGTTTCTTTTTCAAGATTTGTTGAGCTTTGCGTAGGCGAGGCAGTAACGAGGGCTGATAGAAATGCTCTGCCGCCAGCAATTGAAGAGCAGTCTGGCGGTCGCCTTCTAATAGTGCTACCAAGAATTGTACTTCCTTGTAATTAAGCTCAATCGTTTCCACTTGGACATTGTGAAAATAAATTCTTGAACATACTAGAGGGTTAAATGAAGCCGTCTAGCCAATTAGCCTCATCATCTTGATTCGCAGCGTGAATGGCCGCTGCTAGAGCGAATGCATGGTCGTCAATGCCAGTTTGTTTGCCACCAGTTACTGTCCATTGTCCGCCTGCTCGATACACCACTGTTAGGCCTTTAATTTCACTAATTGCCTTTTCGTGGTTGTAAATATTTACTTGCCCAGCGTTAAATAGCTCTCGCATTTTGGAGAATGCTTTTACTTTGGAATTGATGGTCCAAGTTAGTTCTTCAATGGGAAAATCGCCAGTGAGGGCCTGGATTGTACCTGCACTGTTGTATTGGTCCATGACAATCTTGTCAAACAAATAGAGCTTATGCTGCTCGCGTATCCATTCCTCAACGGCGTTAATATTCACTTCCTTCCTTCCATTGATTTCAAAGTCTGCAACAAAGGTGTGAAATTTATCAACAACTAATGTGCCATTGTTGAAATGAACGATGCACGCAGTGTAGTTGTCTCGGCCCAGGCCGCCGCGAGCAGGGTCAAGAGCCAGCACGTAGGTGCCCATAAAGGCCTCCTCGGGGGGCAGTGCCTTGCGCTTGTCATCAATGCAAGCTTCTACTACGTCGGGGGCAATGAGGGCTGAGAGATTGGCGGAGAACTGCGCTCCGTATTCCACATTGAACTTATCTGGATCGCGCTGGCGCTCAAGCTCTAGGAAATCGCGAGAGATGGTGGGGTTCATCTCCCACGTTGGGAGGTTTACAGCTTGCAAGTGAGGAAACCGCCCTGAGGCGGCTTCCTTGAAGTGCTGATAAAAGAGGCCATCAGTGAGCCATGGGGAGGAGAGCTCAAGGATTTTGCCATCGCTGCCGAACTGTGCCACTGCAGGAGAAAGTGCTTGATAGATGCCGTTGGCACCAGAGTTGGCGTCTCCATCTACTGCGAAGGCGAGCTCATCAAACACGCAAGCGCAGCAAGCGAGACCACGAGCAGCACGGCCAGAAGTGGGAATGGCTTTAAAGACGCAGCCATTGCTCATTTCGAGCTGATCTGCAGTTTCGCGCTGGATTTCTTGGGCGAAGGGGCTATCAAGGATGAGCTGGCGAACATTATTAAGAGCAATGCGACTCTGATCTTGACTGTTTGCCACTGTTAGCACGTACCATTTCTCGCCTTTTCGTACTTTGCTTTTGTATTTCTCTTCCAGCACGAAGCAAATGTAGACACAAGCGACTGCGGCCATTAGTGTTTTGCCGCTACGACGACCGAGTGCCCAAGTTGCTTGCGAAAATCCTCCTTCAAAGAAGCTGTCAAGAATTTCAGCTTGTTTTGGATAGAGCTCTAGGCGCAAAGCATGCTTTGCGAAGTCTGAACATCTAAGCATGTTTCCATTCCATTGCTGCTGCTTAATTTAAAGCAAGCTTGTTAGATAGGTCTCCGCCAGATGCCATCAATTTTGCGATAGGTGACAGCTTTTGTGTCTCGAATGAACGCATCATGTGGCTCCCATCGAATGATGTCTTTATTGGGTAGTCCAGCCCTTGAAAAACCTTGGCGACCAAACCATTTTTGGATGGGGGGATTACTGCTGTAGTAGCGTTCCACTGTTTCGCTTGGCGGCTTGTAAGCACGAAGAGCATCTAGGCGATGGTATGCAATAAGGGAGTCGTCGGACGTTACTTGCAAAATCACATCTGCTTTTCCGCGTAGCCAGCCAGGATGCCCAGTGATTCCTGTGTATTCCAAGAGAACGGGGCGAAGAAGGGAATGCGTTGGATGGTTGCAAGTTTTAGGGGCCTTCACTTCTACTTTGTATTCAACATTTCCTCTGCTAACTATGTAATCGAAATGATGAATTCTATTTTCTTCCGCTGAACTTTGCCTGTATTCCCAGCCCATGTGGGTAAGGAATTCAGGAGCAATTACGAATTCAGCTTTGTTTCCAATGGCTTGACTGCGAGCCAAGCGATCACTGAGTGGGTGGGGCGACACATCTTTTGGAGACATAAGTGGGCTTATGCATGCTTTTCAGTGTAGTGATTAAATAGAATGTGACTATTAAGCATTTCTTATAGATGGCTGACATTACGCAAAGCAGCGCTGATCTTGGTCATTTCAGGGCCGATGGCATCAGGGCTGATGGGCTGCAAAACGTCTTTACTGGCATGGGAACTTCCCGTGACAAGACCACTCGTACTACTGTCAAGCCCATCAGCTTTATGGGCTATGAAGACCTTGAGGGTCTTTATGCGCACTGGCTGATGCGTCGCATTGTGGACCTTGTGGCCGATGAGAGCACACGCGAGGGTTTTGAGATTCTGTTTGGTGGGGAAGGTGTGAATGCTGAAACGCTTTCTGGCGTTGAGCAGGCTATTGAAGATCTAGAAATTCTCTATTCATTTAACGAAGCAGCTCGCACTTCCCGCCTTTATGGCGGAAGTGCTTTGCTTCTTTACATTGACGACGGGCGTCCGTCTGACATGCCAGTTGATCGGAATAACATTCGTGCCGTTGAGGGCATGGAATGTTTAGATCGCCATCAAATTGCACCTCTTATTAGTGAAGAAAGTCTGTACGACTATTCAAAGGCAACTTATTATCAAATCATCTCTGGCGATCTAATTCAACAGCCCAATCTTCGCGCCATTCATAAAGATAGGATTTTGCGTTTTGATGGCATTTGGTTGCCTTATCGCACGCGCCAGAAGAACTATGGCTGGGGCATGAGCGTGCTGCAGAGTGTATTTGAAAGCTTCAATCACTATTACAGCGGCACTTCCTCCATTGCCACTCTTCTCACTGAATTCGACATTTTTGTTCACAAAGTGAGGGGCTTGGCTTCGATGCTTGTTGCAGGCAAGGAAAGTCAAGTGAGGGACCGCCTGCAATTGAACGATATGAGCAAGAGCATCTATCGCGGCTACGCGATTGATGCGGAAAAAGAAGAGCTGGAATTTATTGGCCGTAATTTTGGTGGCGTATCGGAAATCCTTGAGAAGCTCCGTATTGACATCATTGCAGCCTCTGGCATCCCACATACATTGCTATTTGGTCAGTCGCCGTCAGGCCTTGGTGCCACTGGCCGTTCTGAGGAGCGTGATTTTGCGAAAGTCTGTCACCACTACCAAGAAACTCATTTTCGTAAGCCACTGACAAAGCTGATGGAATACATCATGCTGAGCAAGACTGGGCCGACGAATGGAAGGGTGCCTGATAACTGGCGCGTGAGCTTCAAGCCGTTGTTCGAGATGAATGAGCGGGAAATTGCCGATGTGCGTGCGCGTGTGGCTGCTGTTGATGCTCGCTACATCCAAGTGGGCGTGCTTACGCCTCAGGAAGTAGCAGACAGTCGCTTTGGTAAGAGCGAGTACAGCATTGAGACCACCATCGATCCATCTATTGCGCGTGAAATGCCCGCAAAGATTGGTGGTAACGGTCAAATGGTGGTTCCTCCTGGCGGTCGTGATCCGTTGGATCAAGCGAATGGCACGTTGCCGATGGATGGCACTCGCGGGGCTTCTCCTGATGACCAGACGTTAGACGGAGCGGGTCTTTATTTGCCGCGAGATCTTGAAGAAATTCGCGGTGATGTGGAATTCAAGGACAAGGAGCTCCATCAGAAAGCAATTGCCGCAGCGAAGGCCAAGTTCAAGACTTGGCCGAGCGCTGTTGCTGGTGCCTATGTCACGCGAAAGTACAAAGAGCTGTACAAGCGCAAGCACGGCAGCATGGAAGGTGCTTTCAAGGGCAAGAAAGAGACTGCGGAGTATTTCAAAAAGGATGCCATTGAGCCACTAAAGGCCGAGGGTCTCATTCTTGGTGACATCGACGAAGCCTCTCTAGTTTCCCAAGCAGATATTGACGCCGCATTGAACCAATGGAAGACCGAAGCGCCTGAGCGCTTTAAGGACATTCTGGAGGCATCTGATGCTCAGCCCACTGAGTGATGCATGGCCTCGGTTTGATGCCGAATGGTCATATGACACTAATCTGGGGCGCTATAGGCGCCCTTCTGGTCAATTTATGAGCCAGAAGGCTGTAATGGCCCTTGTCGATGGTCGCATTGACAAGCTTGGCCAACAGCTACGCCGTTTCACTCAAATGCTGGCCGATGGCAACATCACAATTGATCAGTGGCAAGGGAGTATCCGCGAGGCAATTAAAGCTGCTCATATTCAAGCAACAGTGCTTGGCCATGGCGGTAAGGACGGTATGGGCAGTGCGGAGTATGGCCGTATCGGTCAAAGGCTTCGTGCGGAATACACTTATCTTCAGAAGTTTGCTGGCGATATTTTGGCTGGCCGCGTTTCTACTGCCATGGCTCTTGCTCGTGTGCAGCTATATGCTGAAAGCGTGCGAGGTTCTTACTGGGAAGGCTCCACAATTCGCCAAGAGCGACAAGGCTATTCCTTGATGCGGCGCATTCTTGATCCGCAAGCGCAGCATTGTGATGATTGTGTGCGTTATGCAGGCGCTGGACTTGTTTCCCTAGGTAGTTTGCCGATGCCTGGACAGCGTTGTGAGTGTCGTTCACGGTGTAGGTGCAGCGTGGAATACAGGCGTAATGCGGTGCCGACCGTTCCTGTTTAAAAACAAGGCCTAACATTGCGCAAGACATTGCGCTTTGTATGGCCAAAATTCTTTATTGCGGAGACGCAGCAGTTCAGACGGGCTTTGGGCGGGTAGCCGAGAATCTGCTTCCTGAGCTTGCGAAAGAGCATGAAGTGGTGGTGCTCGCCGTGAACTGGTGGGGCGATCCGCATGAACTGCCCTATCGCATGTATCCCGCAAATGCTGGTGGTGCCGATCCGTTTGGCTCCCATCGTATTCAGGAGCTTTTGATCAAGGAGAAGCCTGATCTGGTGTTTGCCGTTAATGATATTTGGGTGTTGAACAAGCTTTGGAGGGTAGCAAAGCCCTTGAAAGAGAAGCTTGGTTTTAAGTGGTATGGGTATTTCCCCACTGATAGCTATGGCTTCTTTCCTGAAGTGTTTGAGGATTGCAAAGAGTGGGACGGTATGGCCACTTATACGGAATTTGGCCTCGAAGAAGTTCGTAAAGCGGGCTGCGAAATGCCGTGTGACGTGATTCCGCATGGCATTGATCGCTCTACGTTTTTCCCAGTGAAGAAAGACGAAGCGCGGAAGGCGATGGGCGTACCCGAGGATGTGTTTATTGTCTTCAATGGCAATCGAAACCAGCCACGTAAGCGCATTGATTTGACAA